ACACTTTTCGCGCTTCGTACGGGTCCCAGCCAAACCAATCCAAGAAAATCGGGAGTAAAATATGCCACCTCTGCCTAAGAAACGCAGCGAAAGACGGCGCCGAAATATCGTGCCGGGAGAAGTCGTAACTAGCGTGCTGGGAACTCTCAAAGTTCCACAGCCGCCTCTGCACGATTCCGAGGTGTGGTCTCAGAACGCGATTAACTGGTACGAGTCGCTCGCAGAATCCGGCCAGGCTTTGCACTACGAGCCGTCAGACTGGCAGCTTGCAAAACTCGTTGCGTCCTGGATTACAGACTACGATATGTCTGTGAAGCCTTCCGCGTCTCTCCTCGGCTACATCATGGACGGCATGACGAAGCTACTTGTTAGCGAAGGCGACAGGCGCAGAGCGCACATGGAAATCGAGCGCCCAGACGAGCCCCCAGAAGAGGCGCTCCCCGAAGACATTGCGGCGATTCAAGAGTACCGCACAAAACTACGAGGCAAGTAGCATGGCCAAGTGCAAGCATCCTGTGACACTCAAGCTCAAGACAGCGGCCGATGACGCGGCGGCGAAAATGTGCATAAGCTGCCACCAGATTCTTGTGCATAACGCGCGTCTCGGCTGGGTTGAAATCGAGCCGGTCCCCGCGTCGCTTTTGCAAGGCAGTAAGCCGCTCAAGATGCCGCTTACTCCGGAACAAGAGGCCGAGAGTGTGTCGATAGACGAGCAGCTAGCACGCGGCGAAGTCCCCGAACAGTGGCGTGAGTCTATCGAGGCGGCGCGCGAAGTCACGAAATACGCTGCGCCTACGAGTCGCGCTCTCGAATGACAACTAGCGCTTTCGCAGAGGCCGGCGTAAGAACGCGCCCAGAGGGTTTGCCGAAGCTGACGCTCTTCCCCGAGATTATGGCGTGGGGTAAGCGTATCATCTTGCAACCCGATGGGCCGGACGCTGGCTCGCCGTTCAAGCTAACACCTGAGCAAGAGCATTTCCTTTTGTGGTGGTACGCTGTAGATAGCGCCGGCCGCTTCGTCTACCGTCGCGGGATGCTGCGCAGAATGAAAGGCTGGGGCAAAGACCCACTCGGCGCTTACATCTGCGCAGTTGAGCTTGTCGGCCCGTCACGCTTCGACCACTTCGACGCTACAGGCTGGCCACGCGCTAAAGCGCATGATGCGGCGTGGGTACAAACAGCGGCAGTGTCGCGCGAGCAGACTAAGAACACGATGACGCTATTCCCTGGGATGCTCTCGCAAACGTTTATCGACCGCTACAAGGTTGATATCGGCAAGGAGATTATCTATGCGAACCGGGGCAAGCAACGCATCGAGGCTGTCACGTCCTCTCCGCGTTCACTTGAGGGCGCACGGTCGACGTTTGTACTCAAGAACGAGACCCATCTATGGTTTGGTCCTAACGAGGGCCACGAAATGGCAAATGTCATTGCTCGAAACCTCGCGAAGAGCCGAGACGGCAGCGCTCGTTCTCTCGCAATTAGTAATGCCCATGAGCCAGGCGCGGATAGCGATGCGGAACATGACTTTGAGGCATACGAGAAAATAAGGACCGGGAAGTCACGCGCTACAGGCTTCTTGTATGACAACCTCGAAGCGCCGCCTGACACTGACATTTACGACCCCGAATCGCTGAGGGCCGGCCTGATAGCCGCTCGTGGGGACTCTGTGTGGCTGGACGTCGACCGTCTCATTGAGGAGATTTACGACCCTAACACGAAGGTTAGTAACGCTCGCCGCTTCTATCTCAACCACATTACTGCTACGGAGGACGCGTGGGTGTCGCGTCAAGAGTGGGACGCTTGTACGGCGCCCCGCAAGCTTATTCCTGGTGAGGAGATAACCCTGGGGCTCGACGGCTCAAAGAGCGACGACCACACAATCCTGACCGCTTGCGCTATCTCGGACTCGCATCTAGTGCCGCTCGCTATCTTTGAGCCGTCTAAGTACGCCTCGGGAGTCGTGCCGCTTCGAGACGTTGACTCAATGGTACGCCGGGCGTTTGAGGTCTACGATGTTGTGGGCTTCCTCTCGGACGTTAAAGAGCTTGAGTCTTACATCGACCTTTGGGAGGAGCAGCTAGGTGACGACTTGTGCGTCCGTTCTAATGCGCACCACGCCATTGCTTTCGATATGCGACAGCGCAAGCGCGAAGCAACTATGGCAATTGAGGCTCTCTACGATGCTATTATCGAACGGCAGTGTTCACATGACGGAGACGCCGCAACATCTCAATATGTTTATAACGCTAGACGGGCTCCGAATCCCTTTGGTATTTCCATTCGGAAAGAGAACCCGTCAAGTGATAAGAAAATTGACTTCACCGTAACCGCCGCTTTGGCACGCAAAGCTCGTCAGGATTACTTGCTCTTGCCTGACAACAAGAAGCGGCGCAGGAAAGGGCTCTCAGTATTCATACCAGGAGATGACGAATGATTGCACGCGACCCCGCCAAGCCGCTGCGCGGTGACCTCGTACACATAGCCGAGAACCAGGCACAATACAAAACCCTGCCGGCGAGAGTAGCCGAAGACGGCGACGTGTTTTGCGTCTTCGACTTCACGCCCGAAGAGCGAGCGCTTATCGCAGAAGGTCAGCCGTTGCACATCCGCATCCTGACTTTCGGCTACGCGTTAGAGCCGTTTAGCCTCGCCGTTGAGGGCTCGAAAGAGTACGAGGATTTCTATGAATGAAGAGCCGCGTTACATCATGGCTGAGCCGCCAGCTAAAGAGACGCCTAAAGCGCCTCGTAATTGGCGGGCGATTGCCCTCCAGACTTTAGAGGCGATTGGCGCGTGTCTTGTTGCTTTGGGAGCCGGCATGTATGAGCCGTATCTAGGCCCTATCGTGTTGGGTGTCTATGTTTGCTACGCGGCAAACAGTTTGACTTAACTTCTAGAGTGCGCTATCGTATTCAAGTCTTACCACGGCACGACTTAAGGGGGTGATTGCCATGTGACTTTCATGCTACCTCAATGCTTGACTCGTGGGTACCACCAAATAGGCCTTGAGGAGACCGGGAAAGCCACTCGGTCTCCTCGCTCTAATAACTGCCAGGAAAGGACGAGAAATGCCAGCGCTAGCCAAAGCGTTTAACATCTTCCGTAGCGCATCGTCTCCGTTCCCGGCATTTAGCGGCCGAAACGGTCAGATAGACCATCTAGACATCTCGACAGGTGGCCTCAGCGGCGAAGGCGCTCTTCGTGTCGCGGCAGTATGGATTGCTGTTACGGTCCTGGCCGATGAAATCGCGTCGCTCTCGTACCGCCTAATCAAGCGCGAGGACAAGTCTCGTACGCCGCAGGAGCCCGACAACCTGCGCCCTCTTTGGTCTGACGACCCGAACACGCTCGACACCAAATACTCTATCGACAATACAGAGACGATTTCGCTTATGCTTCACGGCGCGTATTACACGATGCTGGACTGGGCCGGCGACGCGCTCAAAGCACGCTGGCCGCAGCCGCCCGAGTCGTCAAGCATTGAGCTTTTAGACGACGGCTCGCTTAAACTCTCGGTGCAAGGCAAAGGCGAGCTTTTCAACAAGCCGAACGCGAAGCCGCAGTTCTGCTACGCGCCGCTCTATACGCTGCCGGGTCAGATACAGCCAGTCTCACCCGTTCGCATGGCCGCCGACCTGGCCGGCCTCTCGCGCAACTACCAGCAAACCGCGAAGCGTTTGATGGACCGCGGCTTCAACCCGTCCGCTGTCGTTATGCTTGAGGATATGATTGACGACGAAGAGGCACTTTCGCTTTCACGTCGTCTTGAGCGCTTGCATGGGGGCGCTGCGCGTGCTGGTGGCGTCGCAGTGCTCGGCGGTCGGGGTATCAAACTAGACAAGATGGGGATGTCACTTGCCGACGCCGAGTTTATCGCTCAGAACGAATACGTCTTTAAGCTTATGCTGGCCATGTGGCGAGTCCCGCCGACAGTGGCCGGCATGGTGGACAAGCCGTCAACCTGGGGTACGGGCGTTGCTGAGTTCTCGCGCGGCCTCGAACGCTTCACGCTTCGTCCTATCGTACAGCGACGCCAGGCAGCAATGCAGAAATGGATAACGCGGCAGGTCGACCCGAACCTGACGGTTCGTTACATCTTCGACTCGCTGCTGTCTGCTGCGCCTCGGGACCGTGCTGAGATACAGCGCCAGAACTTGATGGCCGGCCTTACTAGTGTCGAGCGTGTGCTGGCTCAGAATGACGAGCCGCCGTTTGACGATGACGAGACGATTTACAGCCAGCTATCGATGGCGACAGACGACAACCGGGTCTTCCGTACTCAGCGCGACAGAGCCGCTGCCCTGGGTGAAGAGGCTAAGGCCGTAGTTCTTATGCACGCGGCTGGTGTGCCTCTTGACGAAGCATGGCAGTACGTGAACCCCGAAGCGCCTGCGCAGAATCTAGAGCCACCGCCTGCTGCGCCACCCCCGAACACGAACCCGACAGAGAGTGGGCAGACAGCTTAAATGCAGGAAGTTCTCCCCGCCGAGATACTTGCCGAGATTCGAGCGCTCTTAGACAGCGGCGCTACTGGGTGCGTGTCTATCGACGTTAAGCACGGCAAGGTTATGGGATGGAGATACCAGTCTAAAGCTGCCGCAAAAATAGCTGTTGACACACGCCCCAAATATGCGCTATAGTCACTTTCAGATTCGAATTAGAGGCGACTAGCGCAAGCCCGCACGACTGCGGCGACTACGCCAAGCCCTCAAAGCTGACTCAGCTTAGGGGGCTTTTTCATGCCTGACTTGCTTCGCAAAACGTTCTCTCCGTCGCTCGCCTTTAAGGCGGACACTCCCGGCGCTTTGTCGGTCGAGTTTGCCAGCCTAAACACGCTCGACCATGACGGCGACATTACGCTGCCAGGAGCGTTTGGTATCCAAGAGGTTCGTATCCAGTCCCATGGACACGATATGCGCTCCTGGACTATCGGCAAGGGCACAATCAAGGAGACGCAGGATAAGGCCATCATGGACGGCCTGCTAAACCTTGAGATGACCGATGGGCAGAATGCTCATGCGTCTTTGAAGTTCGACCTCGAACATGGAACGCCACTCCAGGAGTGGTCGTACATTTTCGAGATTCGAGACGCCGACTTTGGCGAGCGAGACGGTCAGCAAGTCCGATTTCTCAAGAGCCTTAAGGTCTACAGCGTCGACCCGGTGTTTCTGGGTGCTGGAATCGGCACCCGAACTACCAGCGTCAAGTCTGCCGGCCTGGGTTACATGGAGTTCTGCGAAGAAGTGGACGCATTTGTCGCAGAGCTCCAACAGCGCACCAAGTCACGTATTGAAGTGCGCGGCAAGGAGGGGCGAACCCTCTCGACGGCTAATGTCAACAGGTTGACGGCCATAGCGGAGTCGCTAATGACCGCTGCAAGAGACTTGAAGACGATGCTGGAAGATGCCGCGCCTAAGAACGTTGACGAGGAGCTTCTGAAAGCGCGCTTGGAGTTCGAGCGCATCAAGACCTACGCATTTCGTTAGGAAAGGAAAGCAAGATGCCGTTTGAAATTACCATCGAAAAGCCCAGCGACATCCAGGCGCTCGACCTCGAAAAGGCCCGCAAGGCCCTAGACGAGCGAGCAACGGTGCTGGAGAAGGTCTTTGCCGAAGCCGGCGAGGCCATGGACCACACGCTCGTGAAGTCACAGGACTTCAAGACGAGCAGCGAGATGGCGGTCTACATCCGCAAGATGAACGAGGAGCTCTCCGAAATCGGCAAGCGCCGCGAGCTCCTGGACGTCGCGGACGTTGGCAGCACGCTCGTAAAGGGCATCCGTCTCGGCCTCGAAACGCCGGACCCGCGCATGTGGATGCCCGGCCAGAGCAACGGCCAGAAGGCCGCTTCACCGCTCCCCTGGGCGTACACACACTTGTACGAGGGCAAGGACGGCGAGCCGTCCCCCATCCTCAAGGCGCTGCGCAGCAAGCAGAACGCCGTGTTCGACCTCGAAGGCGAGGACCCGGGCGTGTTTCTCAGCGGCAAGGCCGTGTTTTCTACGACCGCCGGCTGGGCGCCGTTCTCGGTGCGTCTGCCCCGCGTCGTCCCGGACGAGCAACGCCCTATCGAAGTTACGGACGTCGTACCTCAGTTCCCGACCGGCATGGCCAGCATCGTCTACATGGAAGAGACGACGTTCACCAATGCCGCTGCTGAGCGTGCAGAGGCGGCGGCCTACCCGGAGGCCACGCTCGCGCTGACTGAGCGCACGATGCCCGTTCGTTCTATCGGCGTCTCGCTGCCCGTTACTGACGAGCAGCTAGAGGACGTCGAGGGCATCCGCGCGTACCTCAACGGCCGGCTCGGTTTTATGGTCGACCAGCGCCTGGACTCGCAGATTATCGTAGGTGACGGCAACGCCCCGAACCTGCGCGGTACGCTCAACGTGGTCGGCATCAACACCCAGGCGAAGGGCGCCGACAACGTTCCCGACGCTATCTACAAGGCGATGGACCTCGTCCGTGTGACGGGCCGCGCCGTGCCGAACGTCGTCATCATCCACCCGAACGACTGGCAGGGCGTGCGCTTGCTCAAGACGGCCGACGGCGTTTACATCTGGGGCTCGCCGTCCGAGGCCGGCCCGGAGCGCATCTGGGGCGTCCCCGCGGTGCTCGCGTCGGGCATCACAGAGAACACCGCCGTTACGGGCGACTATCTGCGTTACTCCGGCCTCTTCATGCGCCGCGGCCTCCAGGTCGAAACTGGCTACGTCAACGATGACTTCCTCAAGGGCAAAGTCACGATTCGGGCCGGTCTTCGCTGCGCCATGGTTCACTTCCGCCCGGCCGCATTCTCGGCAGTAACGGGCATCTAGAGCCGCCGCCTGGCGGGTTTCTCCTCCGGGGCGTGGTGTGTTTGGCAGTGGCACCCACGCCCCACCAAAATACTTGCAAGGAGATGCGTTATGACGCAGGAATTTAACCCGACATACGCGAGCATCCCCGCCGGCCGCAGCATCGCTCAGCGAAGCGTATTGGTGTCGTCTGCGGAGTTGCTCGCGCTCAACGCAGCACCAAAGACGATTGTGCCTGCACCCGGTGCGGGGCTCGCTCTTGTCTTCGACGGCATCGGCATCCACAAGCCTGCCGGTGTCGCTTACGCCGGTATCGCTGCTGGCGAGGACTTGTCTGTCAAGTACACGGACGGGGCCGGCCTTGAAGTGGCCGAAATCGAGACGACCGGCTTCCTCGACCAGGCGACCGCTCAGACGCGCTACGCTGGAGGTTTTCGCGCTGCCTCGGGCATTGCGTCGATTACGCCGGTCGTTAACTCGCCTCTCGTGCTCGCTCTACTTGCGGGCGAAATTACGACAGGCGACAGCCCCCTACACGTCCGCGTCTTCTACCGGATTATCCCGGCGGGCGCTTTCGCGAGCTAGTAATCTCGCAAGAAGAAGGAGAAGCAAGATGGCCTTTAGCATCAACGACGTACGGAAGCCGCTCGAAGGCGGTAACTACATTGCCGACCGTCATCTGGGTGTCACGAAGGACGGCGAGGTGTGCGAAGTTGGGGACCCCGATTGCGTGCGCCAGATTGCGACGCCCGGCTACGAGATGCCGGCCGAGGAAGCGCGAGCGTACGGCCTTTTGAAGGAGACGCGCAGGACACGCTCCGAAAGCCCCTCAGCACGTCAGGGCCTGGCTTCGCCGCCTGAGCCGTCAGAAGACGACGAGGACGACGAGGAGAGCGACCTGGAGGGCATGACGGTCGCAGAGCTCCGCGAGTACGCCGAGGAGAACGATATCGACCTCGACGGCGCGACTCGCAAGGACGACATCATCGCCGCCATTCGCCTGGCCGAAGAGGCCGACGAAGACGACGAAGACTAGCCCGTAACAAACGCTGGTTAGGGGACCGAGATGGCACTGACTGACGCTTACTTCACCAAAGAAGAATACTACGGTGCTCTTAAGATTCCGCTTTCGACGGCGGAACAGGACACCGCAGTAGAGCGCGGTGCTGTCTCGGTCTCTCGTTTTCTAGACCGCGTAACTAACCGCGGTCCTTTCGGCAAAGACGATGCGCCTGTTACGCGCCAAATTAGGGCGTCGCATGACGGCTATCTTGACTTGCGTTCTAGCGGCGTCCCTGGGATTGCTACAACCACTGGTTTTGTTGCCACGGTCGACAGCATCATCCTCGACAATGTAAATGACCTTATCTTCCTGCCTGTTAACGCGGCGCTTGACTCGCTGCCGTACACAGAGCTTGAGCTTGCGTCTGAGTCGCAGATTAGCTCTTTTTACGACCCTACAGGCTGGATACCGATTACGGCTGTTTGGGGCTACCCGGAAGTGCCGTCTCTTGTGAAGGATACGGCCATCGAATTGCTGGGCATTTGGCGCGCCGAGTCGCCTCGCTCGACCGGCCGTATGAATGAGCTAGACCAAGTTGTGGCCGACTCGCCTATGGCTAACCAGCTTGTGCAGCGCTTCATTAAGGCGATGCGAAGGACGGCAGTAGGATGACGCTTAACGTTAAAGTTGTGCGCTATCCTGCGTTCCTTCGCGGCGAGATTCTTATCCAGCCGGAAGTTGAGGACGCTATTGATACGATTAACAACCGTATCTCGCGTCGCGGCAAGGGCGCAGGTGAACGGCGTAACGAGATGCACACTCAGCGGGAGGCTTTGAGCGCTCGCTACAACATCGAGACGCAACACCATCCCCGCCGCACAGGCTGGGCTAAAAAGGCATACATGCGTAAGACGTTCTCAGCGATGGCGCCTAACGTCATTCGTAAGATGGTCGAGCGCATCGCGGCCAGGTGGGAGGCTTAGCATGGCTCTTGCACCGATTATGGCCGCTATCAAGACTGTCGAAGAGGCGCTTTCTATTGCGTCGCCTGTTGCGGTGTCTGTTGCTGCGAAGAATATGCACGTTTACAAGATTGCGCCTTCGCGCGGCCAGCAGCTATCGACAATGGTAACGTTTATGAACTGGCCGGACGTCGCTCGTGAAGAGCGCCTTGGAATGCAGCGCGAAGATGGGTTTACGGTTCAAGTGGATTGTCTCGTAGACGTTGCCCATGCAGATACAGCGGCCGATATAGCGCTTGCACTGTTTGACGAAGCATGGGCAGCGTTTGACGAGCAGCGCGAAGCGTCCAAACGCTTGTCCCAAACTGTCTCTTATCTCACCTTACGCGCCGAGAGGCCGATGGTAGAGCTTATCGAATGGGGCGGTCGGGGATACGTGGGTTTCCACATTTTCCTGGACATCGTAGATTTCGAGGTTTCTCCATGACGAAATACAGAGCCTTAACCGGCCTCTCGTTGCCAGCTAACGCTGAGGAAACTGCCCGCATCATTGCGGCGCGTGACCGTGGCGAGCCTCTGCCGATGGAAGAGCGCGATATGGTTCGCGTCGAAGAGGGCGAGGTTATCGAGTACGTTCCTGATGTCAGCTTGCTTTGGCTTCTGGAGCAGAACTTGATAGAGGAGGTTGACGATGACTAAATACGGCAGTGCCGATGTCGGCTTCGTGCTCGTTAATGGCCGTAACATCCGCGGCACGCTAACGAGCCTCGAAGACACGCGGGAAGCTCTCATCGAAGACACGACCGTTCTAGGCGCGTCTTATGAGCTACAGTCATACGTCGGCGTCAAGCGCTACTCGCTGTCTCAGCAAGGCTTTTACGACAGCGACGCTGATAGCAGCAATGACGCATTGCTAACGCCCGGTGACGGCCGTGTGTTCTCGTTTGCTCCCGAAGGCGCTTCTGTCGGCAAGAAGTTCGTCGGCGCGCTTCTGACTCAAGCGACGTACACGCGGCAGATTTCGCGCGGTGCGCTGCACAAAGCTAACGCGACCTATGAGTCCAATGGGGGTGCGGATGAAGGCATCATTCTACACTCGAACAGCGCCGCCGAAGTCGCCGCGGGCAATACGGAGGGAGCAAGCTCACAAGACGCGGGCGCAGCCAGCCTCAATGGTGGGGCCGGCTATTTACAAGTTTCTGCGCTCACGCTGGGCGGCTATACGTCGCTCGGTGTCAAAGTGAGGCACTCCGCAGACGACGTTACATACGCTGACCTGGTGACGTTTGCGAACGTTGCCGCCGCTCCGGCCGCTGAGCGCAAGACGGTGGCCGGCACTGTGAATCGTCATCTTGCATCTTCATGGGCTTTCAACGGCGTAGGCGCTGGCCCTAGCGCAACGTTCGTTGTTGGTTTCGCTCGTAATTAGGAGGACAAGAACATGGCTCGATATGGTCCCGCAGACGTAACTGTTACGTACGCCGGCCAGGTACTGGCTGACGTTACGGTTATCGGTGACATCCCGAAAGAGATGATTACCGAGGAAATCACGCCCCTGGGTAGTGCGTGGGAGACTCACGCATCCGTCGGCGTCGCTCGCCTCGGGGAAATCATGCTTGAGGCGCCCTACAGCGATGACAACAACCTTCTACGCGACAAGCTGGATGATGTTGGCATCGGGGGCACCGCAACGCTGTTGATTTCGTTCGGCGGCGCGAAGTCGCTCAGCGTCTCAACGATTCTGCGCCGTATCGTGCGCAACATCACACGCGGCCAGCTTTCGCGCGTGCAAGGTGTTCTACAGACGACCGGCGCGCCGACCGAACTGTAGGGAGGAGTAGCACTGCCATGGAAAAATCGAAGCCGCCGGCTGTTGCGCGTCGGGTATATGGCGACTCTCTGAGCGTTGTCTACCAGCAAGAAGTCTACTACCCACACGCGGGCGAGTATGTAGACTTCAAGGGCCGGCCCTCTGTCGGGCTCTACGTGGACTTGATGTCTATGGCATCGAACACAAAGGGCATGGAACGTCTCGCGTCGACCATTGTCGGCTGGAACTGGACCGACGACGAAGGCCGGCCTTACGAAAACCCGCCGACGTTCGAGACGCTTATGCTCCTGCCGACTGAGGAGCTTAAGTGGCTCTTGCAAAAGGCGGGAAGTGACGAGGGAGCGCAGGACCCAAATGGTATTACACCCTCCACCGCGTCTTAAACGGCGCGGACGGAGGGACACATCCTGCGCTCGTCTTGTCTCGCATTTGCGAGGAGTTTAACTGCCTGCCTTCGCAGGCGCTTAGGGAGGATATTGGCACAATACTAGACATTGTAAATGCGCGAGTTTATCGCCGCGCAAAGGCCGCAGTCGAAGACCCCGATATTGACGACGCGGCTATGGTGAAGTTAAATGTGTCACCTGAAATGGTGACTCTCGTTATGGAGAATATCGAAAGGAGTTTAAGCGATGGTAAACGCGGCCGCTGAGCTTGAGCTCCGTCTAATTGCTCGTGACGAGATGTCCAAGGTCTTCAAACAGGCTAAGGACGAGGCTTCGGGGTTTTCAAAGACAATCGGGGATGTTGGCAAAGTAGCAGCCGGCTTCCTGTCAGCTAACGTGCTGGCGGGGGCCGGCGAAAAACTTGTCGGCTTTGCTAACGATTCTATTAACGCGTTCAAAGAATCTAAGCAAGCGTCCGCCCAGCTAGAAGCCGTCCTTAAGTCTACGGGCGGCGCCGCGGGAATGACGGCTGACGAGCTTAAGGACCTCGCGAGTGCTCTTGAGCAGCAATCTCTGTTTGAAGACGAAGCGATTATAGGCGCAGAGTCGCTCCTTCTTACATTCACCAACATCGGCAAAGATGTTATGCCGGATGCTATCAGCACTGTGCTTGATATGAGCCAGGCCCTGGGACAGGACTTGAAGTCGTCTAGTGTGCAGCTTGGCAAAGCGCTTAACGACCCGATTAATGGCATTACTGCCCTGTCTCGTGTTGGCGTCTCTTTTACAGAGGAACAAAAAGAGCAGATTAAGGCAATGCAAGAGGCCGGCGATGTTGCTGGCGCTCAGAAGCTTATCTTGGCCGAGCTTACGAAAGAGTTTGGCGGCTCAGCTAAAGCCGCGTCTGACGCCGCTGGCGGCGCCGAAAAGACGCGCGACGCTATGAACAATCTTAAGGAAGAGATTGGCGAGAAACTCCTGCCCGTTCAAGAAGCGTGGCAGAAAGCGCAACTAGCCGCTATCACTTTCATCCTTGATACGGCTATTCCTGCGCTGGAGAAGTTTATCGCGAAACACCCCGAAATACGTGAGGCAGCCGAGTCCGTTGTGTCGTTTATCACCGAACACTGGCCGGAGATTAGCAAGGTTATCGATTTTATGGCTGATAACTTCGCTACGCGTGTTGAGGGCATGATTCAAACCGCCGAAGGAATTATCGGTTTCGTCCGTCACGTTGTCGAAGGCGTTGACGCGTTGATACATGGGGATTGGCAGCGTGCCTGGGATTCGTTCAAACAGATTCCTAGCGACATAGCTAACATGCTCGAAGGCGAGCTTAAGAATGCATTAGGGAATCTCCCGTATGAGCTTTTCCAAGAGGGTAAGAAAGCGGGAGAGGCCCTTTACGATGGCGTTAAAGAAGGTATCAAGTCGATACCTGGTGCCATCCTCGGCGCTCTTAACCCTTTCAAAGGTGGCTCTCTCTCTAGCGCGGTTAATGAAGCGAAACAACAGCTACAAGCGCAATCAAACCCGCTACAAGCGCCGTGGTTTGGGCAGAGCCTATTCGGCAATGCAAGCGGCACTGACTTCTGGCGGGGCGGTCGAACGCTTGTAGGTGAGAAAGGTCCTGAGATTGTCGACCTCCCGACAGGCAGCCGCATTTACAGCAACGCTGACAGCATGAAAATGGGCGGCGGTGTCGTTGTCAACTTCAACGGCTCGACTGTGATTCAAGCGCAAGATATGGAGACTGCGCAGCGTGGCGCTCAGCGCTACGGCTGGGCTGTTGCGAGCGCGGCTCGCGCTAGGGGTGCGGCATGACGGAATCGACGCGCTACGCCGCTCGTTTCGAGTCACTTGACGGCCTAACAATCGTCAACTTCGACTTGAACCGCTACGAGTTCCAGCTAACGTCGCCTTTGCGTAACGTCTACTCGGCTGCTGCCGGCTATCCGGGTGAGTATGACCACCTACGCACGGGACGAGCGCTGCGCGAGATGGTCGACGCCGAGGTCAGATACGTCATCGTCAATAGCGACTTGAGCGCTCTAGACACTGCGATAGACACGCTGAGAGCGCGCCTATATCGCATCGGCTTCGGCAAGCTTGTCACAGTCGGCCATGACGGCTCAGAGCGCTTCTATTACGGCCGTGTGAAGACGCTGCCTGATATCGAGGTCGTTGCTACGCGCCCGCGTATCGTGCCGCAAGTTATACCGTTTCGCTTGCACCCTACCGCTTACGGGGCAGTGCAGACTTTGACGCACACGTTTAACGCTTCGGGCGCTACGTGGGTTGTCAACAACCCTGGGAGCATTGAAGCGACGGAAGTTACTGTCCGCTTGCGCTCTAACTCCGCGGCAGGCTTTACGAACCCGAAGCTTATAAACCAGACGAACGGCTATGTTGTGCAGTCGAATCGCGACGCGATAAGCGTCAATAGCGAGATTAAACTAGACCCGTCTGTTCCCGCCATTTATTGGTCGGATAATGACGGCGCTAGTTACGTTGACGACTTCGCCAACTATGTCGAGCAGCCGCTTCAATCGCTCTTGAGCTTTGTCCTTGAGCCTGGAAACAATACGATAGAATTGCAAAGCGCCGGCGTCGTATCTCTCGACGTGGTTCTGACGTTTAACGCGCCGTACTTGTAGGAGACTAGACGATGGCTTTCGACCCGCACCCTAACCACCGCTTTACGACGGTCTTCGCGCCTCCTGCTACGCCGCTTGCGGGCACGACGCTTACGCCCACTGACACGTCGTTGTTTCCCGACCCCGCGAGCGAGGGAGCCTACAACGCTATTGCGTGGGCTGCTAACGAGTTTCCTGTGTTCGGCGTTAACGTCGAAATCATCCGTGTTACTTCTAAGAACATTCTGACCGGCGAGCTAACGATTAGTCGCACTCAAGAGGGCTCAGTTAATCGCGCCATTCTTCCCGGCGACTTTATCGCTATAGCTCCGACTGAGAAAGTCTGGGAGGATATTGAGCGCCGTATCGACCCGAACACTATCGTTTTGGGGGCGTCGACCGCTTACCCCGCGACTCAAGCCGGTTTTGCTGCTGCTGTTGCTGCGATGCCTTCTACAGGCGGTCCATTCAACGAAGGCGGCGGCGTCATTCGCATTCCGTCTAACACTGAGATAACGATTACAGCCTCGGCTTACATACAGTTCGCTCGAAACGGCATCCGCCTTGAAGGCAGCGGCCGAACGTCTGTTATCAAGCTCGGAGATGATACGACTTTCGTGCCTGTCTACTTCGACAATGGCCTTAATGTTACGCTTACATGGTACAACCTGACTGCGAACGCGCCTCAAGGTCAGGACTATGTAGACATCTCGGCCGCGAACCTCGCGACACTTAACCTGTCTCGTGGCGACACGATTATCGTGGCGAATGTCATCGGTACGGCTGGCACGGATGCGGTAGGTTTTAACGAGACTTGCGAAGTTCGTTATATTGAGGGTCAGGGCCGCATCTGGCTGAACAATGCTTTGCGCCACACTTACAACACCGCGCAGACGGCACGAGTAACAAAGCTGACGCCACTCAAGAGGTGCTCAATTAGCAACCTCACAATTGATGGCAACAACCAGCCAGGGTACCACCACGGTGTTCTCGGCTATTACATGGTTGATTGTGAAGTGGATGTCTGGGTGCGTAACTTCACGCAAAGCGGCATTTTTATGCAAGGCGGTTTGCGCAACAAAATTAACATGCGTGCCGAGGACCAGCACGGCCTGCCAGACGGCAACATGGTTACGAACTACTCTTTCGAGGACTCAGCCGGCGCGTTTACCTCTACAGGATGGTCGGGCTTTCAGGCGACGCTTTCGGATGATGCTGTTAATTTCAAGTTTGGCGCTCACGCGCTCAAGCTTACAGCGACCGTTGCTGGTGGCGAGGCCGACGCTCTTTACGTAGCGTCTATAAGCGCGACAGGCGGCACGACAGGGCGCAAGTTCGGTGTCGGACTTTGGATATACGCCCCCGCGGCAGTTGTCGGCAAACAAGCGCGTATCGAGATAGGCGAGTCTGGTGGTGCTTCTGGTGCTGCTCAGTCTATCGTTGCCTCTACCAATCTTGTGGCCGGCTGGAACTACCTCGCGACGGCCGCGCCATACACTGTCGTTGCAAATGACAGAACCGCTATTTTCTTCTACGTAAAAGTAGCGAACGTTACCAATATCGGAGATACCTACACGATTGATAACGTCGTGTTGCAAGAGCTCCGCTTGATTAGCGAGCTCCAAACTATCCCTACTGTCTCCACCGGTAACTGCACGATGTTCGGCATCGGAGAAACGGATGTTGACTTGACGGTGCACTCGCGAAAGAGCGCATCATTCGACGTGGAAATGAGTCGCTGTTGTGGCGGTCGAGTACGCGGCGTTTCTATGCGCGCCGCTGCTCGCGCATTTAAGATTGCGACTTGCGCCGGAATGTCGATTAACGACTGGGCCGTACACGGCGACAAAACTCCGGTTGCTGGTACTGGCACAGGAATAGCTATTGTTTGGGAGTCGCATGACATTCACGTAGGCCCTGGGATGATTCAAGGTACTACGGGCGGCCTTGCGTGGGGTGTTTGGATTGAAGGCGGTGTTACTGCTAATGGCGTGACTTTCGCTGAGTGTAAAGACAACACCGTCATTGGCGTTACGTCGAAAAATTGCATAACTGACTTCTTCGTGTCGGGCATTGCAAGCGGCGAGCTTACGCGCCCGACAGGCAACAAAGCTATCGGCTGCCACTTCCAAACGATTGTCGATGACTCTCAGGATATGCAATACATTGCGCTTACGTCTGCTGGTTACTTCGGCACTGAGCGCACGAATCGCGTTATACGTCGTCTGACTCCCGGCGGTGTTATCCTCTCGAATAGTGCGGCTGAGAGCGATGTCCTCGCGACGTTCTCTATTCCCGCATATTCTCTCGGCAACGGTGTTGCTAACGCGCTTCACTTCCGAGATATGGGCTACTTCCAGAACGGCTCGGGCGCGGCTTGCACGCTGAGAGTACGCGTGTATTGGAACGGTGTTGCTGTTATTGACTTCACTTCGCCTAACATCGCGTCTAACAACTTCATGGTGTACGAGTTCACCGTGGATATGTCGATACTCAACAACACGAATGTTTACTTCTCCGGGACGTTCAAGATAAGCACGGCTACAGGCCTCGGTGTGGCCGGCTTCAATGCAAATAACACCGCTGCGGCTCCTGCGGCGCTCGACGTACATTCGATTACAGGCGTAACCGCAGCTAACTTAGTGACTGCACAGAGCCTTCGTATTTCGGCGCAGTCTAGCGTGGCGAATGCCGCTATTAACATGGTCCGCTCCTGGGGCGACCTACAGCTTGTAGCTTAGAAGGAGAAACACGATGCGAGACCCAAACGAATTACACGCTTCACTTGACGACGTGTTACTTAACACGCCGGACGAGCTTCTGCACGACGCTGCACGCGAGCGTAAGAAGTGGCTGTTAGAAACGCCGCAGCCTGTAGACGTGCCGCTCCCCGACGGTACGACACTCAAAGCGGTTCCCAGCGCTCGCGCGCCTAACCCCGTTCTCAGCGCAGACGAAGCCCTCCGTATCGGCCTGGCAGTGCGACACGCTGAACACCGGGCCGACTCGCTTAACATCCTGCTTACTCGCTCAGAGGCCGACCGCGCCGCTCTCGCTCTTGAGCTTGAAGAGCTGCGAGCCGCTCAGGAGTAGCTATGTACTACGGCAGCGTCGCATACGGACAATACTACCCAGCCCTAACGCTCCCGACTATCAATGAGCCGTCGGACGCGCAAGGGGTACAGGCTGTTGTCCTCGACGTTGACGGAAACACGCGTCTCGGTCTGCTGCCTGTAATCAACACTGCTGACACTGAGGAGATGCTGGACCGCATCGGTAATTTCGAGCTTATTGTCCCAGCGTCGCACCCTGCCGTGACTCTTCTTGCGCAGCGTCGCCAGCTACTCTTGCGCAAGACAGGCGAGGGCTATTACTTCAAAGGTATAATCGAGGAGATAGGCTGGGACGACAGCGACAAGACGACGCCTGGCACGGTAACTGTGCGCGGCTCTCAGCACTCGCGCGAGCTTGTACGGCCGAAAGCTCGTCTCGGCACGGAATACATCAACGTCGCGCCGTCGACCGTTATCGCTGCTGAGATAGCGAGACCGGCCACACCTTGGTCTATCTCGCTAATCGACGGCGGGCTAAGCAACGTAATGACGCGTTACGACGGCTCTAGCCCTATGCAAAACGTCCTAGGGCTCTCAGCGCAGCTTAACAGGCACGTTCGGTTTAGCCCGACAGCACGAACGCTCGACTTCGGCTCGTTTGGCGAAGTGACTAGCACGCTGCTAATCAACCCCGAAGCGATGACGCCCACGCCGGGCTTGCCGCTTTACTCAAGCGTTGCGCTTATTAAAGCCGTGCGCGTCCTTGAGGAATCCTCGAAGCTCGTTAATCGCGTCTTTCCCCTGGGCGCAGGCGAAGCAAACAACCGCTTCGGCCTCGGCTCGAACCTTGTTAACGCTGTCTACACGACGCGTATAGCGCCTTACACCGTGCATTCGCTTCTGGGCCCTAAAGGCGATTGGCAATACTACATCGAAGACGCTGCTAGCCAGGCGTCATATGGCCTAGAGGAAGAGTTTCTTAACGTCAAAGACGTTGGCCCGCTAAGTGAGTCGGCCGGCGCGTTCGAGCTTGCGGCTAACGCGATTTATGACATCGCTTCGACGTATCTGGCGCGTAACTCGCAGCCGCAGACGACATACGAAGTTGACGTTGTGACGCTAACGCCGTGGTTCTCTGTTGGTAATGTCTTCCCTGTTCGCTATAAAGGCATCGTTACTGAGCCTACGGGCAAGCGCGTCTACAAGAGCATTAACGCTAACCTTGTCGTGCTCAGCAAGCGTCGCACAATCGGCCCCGACGGCATTACGCAATGGAAGCTCTTGCTTAGCACTGTTGCGAAGTGGCGTGAGACTGACCAGGAGCTTATAGTAGGCGCAATAGAAGACTTGGCTAATGTCAAGGTAAGTGTGAAGCCTTACACGCACACTCGAACGTTTGTCGGCGCTCGTCAGTCGATACAAAACAGCGGCAGCAAATGGGCTACGCTTCAAGTGCGCATTAGCGACAGGGTTCGCTATGTGCTTGATGCTCGTTTCAACCTACAGCTATTCCCGCTTAAGTCGAGCGTCACGACAACTAGCGACCCCGGCAGCACCTCTAGCGGCGCGTCTAGTGTCAGTACGACGCCCTCTGGTGGTAGCAGCACCTCTGGCGCGTCAAGCACTTCGACAACCCCTAGCGGTGGCGGCGCTACTTCGGGAGCGTCGTCTACCTCGACGTCCGGGACCGGCGGCCACCAGCACACGGTGCCTGCCGCTAACTTCGCGGGCTCGACTGCCGGCCCTAGTGGTACGGTGTTCGTGTCAACGTTCGGCCACGGACACACAGAGACCGGCGTATCTACGCTAGGTGATACGGTCTCAACGACTGTGCCTAACAGCACGCATACGCACTCTGCGCTTAGCGCTTCTGGTTCGTCTGTAAGCGCAACGACTTCGACCGAGAGCGCAGGCGCGCACTCGCACAACATCGACCACACGCACTCGACGCCTGCGCACCAGCACAACATAGACCACACTCACAGCACGCCTAACCACAGCCACAACATCGACCACACGCACTCGATTAGTGGACACACTCACGCGCTCGTTTACGGCATCTTTGAGTCGACCTTGCCCGCAGCGCCGCAAGTGACTATCTGGAAGAATGGCGTGCAGATTTACGGGCCGACTGACGCTAACGTTGTCGAGGCGGACTTTGCGCAATACTTCCAAGATGCTCAAGGCCGGCCTATCTGGGGCACGCATACGCTTGAGATTCGCAAGGCAGCTTCGTCCCCTGATACAATAGATGTCATACCCGACATTGAGCTTCTATTAGTCGCGACGGCTCTTGAGCCGAGTTAGGAGAAGGTTATGGAGCCTTATGTTCGCATCACAAGCGTAAGCGAGGATCCCGACGCAATACGCGTGTACTACTTCACACGCGCCACGCTTGAGGACGACGGCGCCGGTGGAGTAGTCGTGTTAGAGCGCGGCGTTAACGTGCTCAGCAACGGTGAGACAACGCGCGTGCCCAAAGAGTGGACAGAGGACGAGATTAAAGCGCACGTCAAAGCGGCTGCTCTTGCTCGCGCTAAGAACCTTGAGGAAGCGCACAGGAAAGAACACGAAGCACCCCACCCGTTAGTAGGAGAAATCTAATGCCAGACGAAGCAACGCATCCCGAACAGCCCCACATCCACGGCTCGCGCATCTTGATAGCTTGGCTTGACGAGCGCGGAGTCGTATCGTCTTACGGCGTCGGCCTGACCAACCATCAGTGTGCAGAGATTTGCCGCATGTTAGCGGCCGATTTCGAGAAATGGGCCGAGGCCGACTTGAACAAAGTTAACGAGCACAAGTCCTGAGCCATGGAGAATCACATGCCGCTATGGAGACTTCTGCACATTAAAGCGCCTCGCGGGGCGCTTCGCTATATCGAGTTCTTGCCGCTGATAGCGTTTATTGCTATCGGCGTGTACTTGACTCGGCCTAAGAGCGCTGAGGTTACGGTCTCAGAGTTCAAGCCGATAGAGCTTAAGCCGTTCAAGCTCGTTAACCCTGGGCCGTTTGCGCCTGGAGAATCTATCGTTATTGAGAACGGCTTGTGTAACAAGTCGGAGATGGATACATCTCTCGACATTACGCTGGGTTTACAGCGAGGGGGTGCCGACCCGGTTATCGACCCGCAGCAAGTCAAACTCTTCGACACAGTTTCCTACCCTATTCGCGCGAAGACTTGTCTGGCAGATAGCGGGCCGAGACTCGTTAAACTGCCTGACAATTTAACCACAGGTAGGTGGCGCCTTTATGCTATAATAGTCGCGCGTGGTAAGTCGTCTCTTGAGATGCAACGTGAGACTATTCTATCTGCGGACTTTAACGTTCAACCTCGCGGCCCGTAACAACTTAGGAGGGTAGGAATGGAGGCGGTATTCTACGAGGCTCTAAGGGCGGCCATTGTTGCCGGCATTTGCTATTGCTTGTATCCGCCTAATATCACAAAGGCAGCGCGTGCAATTCGCGGGCACTTTGACAGGCTGGATGAACTGGAGGAGCGCATCGAAACTCATAT